AAAGTATAGGTAGGCATATTATTACAAAATACTTGAAACTCTACAGCATTGCCCCAGTTTATGTGTTGATTGGCATAACCATTAATGGGATCAATAAAGTTAGGTCTATGTGTCGTAATAGTCACAGTGCTGCCACTAACATAAACCACATCGCCTAAGGCAGTAAATGGGTATGGAAAGCCCACTATTTGCACAAAATCACCTTGTTTTACCACATATCGGCCAGCAGTAATGCTGGCACTATTAACATTCAATACTAGAGTATTTCCTGTAAAACTATTAACGGTCAGTTGTGATTGTTGACTTGGAGTTAGATCACCTTGATACTTAAAGAAATAACTGAGGTTGGCATTGTTGCTGAAACTAATGGTTTCTACATAACGGCGATCCAAATAATCTAACTGCTCTACCAAGGCTCGTGTGGCAGGATCAGCATAATCATAATAAGCACTATTTTTAACTTTTATTTGCCAAGGCAAGCGTGTAATGGTTTCTGTCACATTGGCTATTTGACTTTTGGTATATTGAATGCCAATAACACGACGACGATTAAGATTTATGGTCTCCGCGTGATTAACTATTGTTTGTAGACAGGTTGTTGTTATTGTCATTGTCTAATCCTTAATATTGTGGTTGAGCACTACGGAATGGAAGTTCTTTCTGTGCTTGTTGAACGGTGCCATATACGGTCATACGGTTTTCATAAAATAGTTGTGCCACTGATTTGGCATCCACAGCCTGTATGGTATAATTGTGATTAACGGTAGTGCCACCACCAGTTAGATTATTCAATGCAGAGTTGCTGGTCACATTTGCGGGACCTTTAACAAGTTCTGGACCTGCTTCACCCACAATGGCCATTTGACCTGAACCAATAGTTCCGCCGCCTGAAGCAAACATAGTGCCCGAGGCTAAACTACTACCTGAACTAACACCAGCATCCATAATGCTAGTTGATACACCACCATTGGCGCCAAATCCACTTAACATAGCACCAATGCCACTGAACAATCCACCACCGCTTAATGCAGCCTGTCCAGCGGCTTGATTACCAAACATACCCATAATGCCCAACATGGCCTGACGAAGTTGAGCATTCATAATGTCCATTAATAAACTGGCAAATAAATCTTTAAAACTAAACTTACCGTGGCTAACCATACTATCAATGGCCTTAATAACACCATCGGTCATTCCTGTGAATAGTTGTTTACCCACGGTGGCATTATTGGTAGCATCATCAATAAACTGATTTGAAGCCTGTGTCCAACCTGTGGAAAACTCTTTGCTCTTGGCAAGATTAGCATTGGTAGCATCAGTTAGTTCTTTCATACTGGCCACAGATTTATCTAAGGCCTTGTTGTATTCTGCCACTGCATCGGTCTGTAATAACCAAGCATCACCATAGTTGGCTTTCATGGCTTTATCTAACTGCTCTGTTTGAGCATTGGCAATCTTTTCAATATTGGCCAGTTCTTTTTGTTGAGTGCTCATGGTCAACTCGGCCATTGCGACTCTAAGATCTTTGATGCGTTTGATTACATCTTCTTCTTGATTGCTGGATACCACATTAATAGCCTGACGAGCCTTGGCATCAGCAAGAGCCTGTTCTGCGGCAATCAATGGTTTATATGCTGCCTGTTCTCGAGTTAGAATTTCTTGAAACTCTTGTTCATTTAACTTTCTAGCAAGTTGTTCTTCTCTTAACTTTTGTGCGGCTTCAATGGCCTTGTTCATTGCTGTAATACCAGCAGTTTCGCCTTGTCCTTGTCGACCGCCACCTATGGCCGCGATTTGTTGTTGAATATCTTTAAGTTTTGTAGCGACTTCAAGTTCTTGATTGCTATACAATACTTTTAACTTTTGTGCTTGTTGTGCTTGAATAAATGCTTCAGTCAATGGACCCATAGCACCATATTGATCCAACAATAGTTTATTTTGTTGTTGTAATGCTGATATTTCAGGACCATAATCAGGATGAGTTGGATTATTGGCCATTTCCAACTGCAATACCTTGATTTTATTAAGGTTAGTTTCCATTTCTTTACCAACCTTGACATCCTCATCAAATGCAGCCAATCTAGATTTACGCAGATCTTCACTGGCACCTACCAAACTGATTTCAAGTTTAAGTCTTTCTTGTGCGGCTGTATTGGCAGCAAGTTGTCTAGCCAATACACCTTGTAATTCAGCAGTTTTGGCAGCATTAGGATCTAAAGCAGATTTAGAACTAACAGGTAATTTTGCTTGTTCTTCGGTAGAATTTTTTAAATCAGTTGTTAATCCTATTAAATCTTTCATCTTATTCATAAAATTATCGATAGGATGGATATCAAAAGCAGATAAAATAATTTCACCTACTAATAGAACTGCCCCTGCTAATAACATTGCTTCAGGTAATAATGCTGCTATTCCTGCAGAGGCCGCTACTGCCGAAGCACTAACACCAGTAAATGCTCCGATTAAAGATAATAAAGCAGGTCGAAGCGCAAATGTTATGGCTGTGGTCACCGCACTGACAAATATATATACCGCATCTTTAGATTCTAAGAATTTAGATATTAGATTACTTAAAAATCCAATATCTTGTGAACCTGTTGATAATAAATTTAATGAAAAGGTATTAAAAGCACTTTGTATTTTATTATATTCTAAGGCTGCTTGATCTACAGCGGCAGCGTGTTTTTCTAAATCTTCGCTGGCTTTAATAAGTTGTTGAGATAAAGTGTTTAATGGTAATCCCATAGCACCTCGGCCAAAGATTTCCATTTTTAATCTAGCCTGTTCGCCAGCATTATCTATACCTTTTAATCCTTCGATAACTTTCTTAAACAATTCATCTGGAGATAGTTGATTCAAATCTCTCATCGAAACACCAACAGCATTAAACGCTGCTCGAAGTTTCATATTACCATCTTCGGCTTGGTCCGCCGCTGAAACCATACGTTCTAACATTTGACCAACTTTTTGTGTATCTATACCTACAGCAATACCAGCGGCACCTAGTTGTAACATAGCGGCTGTGCCAATACCTAAACTTTCGCCCATATTATGGACAACATTAGACATTTTTAATAGGTCTTCAGTTAAACTAACCGTGGCACTTAAACTAAAAGCACCGACCAATCCTTTAAGTTGGGTGGATAATCCTTCTAAACTAGATTTAGCAGAATCAGAATTGGTTTTAGCCCTATCACCTAGATTATCAAAACTTTTGGCAGCATTATCAATACCGGATTTCAATTGTGTAAAAGCAGGAGTCATTTGACCCAATTTATCCAAAACCTTTTGAATTGCCGCAGTGGCATCAGTCATGGTCTTAGTGGTATTTTGACCAAAGGCCTGTGCAGCCGCTTGTGCCTGTGTTAGTTTTGCAGTGTATTGACTATCATCTAATACGAGTGTGACGCTGATATCTGCCATGGTTGCCCCTTATTTCTTTTGTCCTATTTTTTGTATCATTGGTGGAATGATTTTCTTCATAAACTCTCGTGTGGGTTTACTCATACCGTGTGGTGCTTGTAGTGATCCTCTCATACCTTTAGCACTTAGGAAACGACCTTGATCCAATACTGATGCATAAGGATATAATGCCGCAACATATTCACCATTTTCTAAATGTGTATTATTGCGAGCATTACCGGTATCTATAGGAGTGATATCGTGAAAATGTTTTTCAACAATGGGCATGGCCATATGTTTGATCTTTTTAAGTTCAGTGACCTTGGCTGTTAGTCCACTGATATCAACTTTTATGCTATTTGCCATCTATATGCTTTCCCTTAAAAGTTTGTAATGCTGCTTTTAAATCATCTTCCTTAAACTCTGGAGTTCGACCTTCTGCCTTATCCCTTTGATATTTTTCATAACTTAGAGCCACATCAAGAACCATAATGTCCAAGGTAGTGGCACGTGTCATTACTTCACTGGGCAATAGACCATATCTATTACCCAATCTATCCAAGGTCACAGCAGTATAAACCTCAGGCGATTCCGGTGAGAAATCACCACCTGTCACTTTCCCAGCTGTGCTACCAACTTGGTAAAGGCTGCAACCAATACATTACTTGGCAACATATAACCATCTGTGATTACTGGTGTGCCATCTTCGTCAAGGATCATATCCTTCATGATTTGTCCCATAACTTGAACATCTTGTCCACCACCTGCGGCAAACTTTAAGAAAGTTTCCATGGGCTGTCGGTCATAAACGTAAAAGTCTAAAGGTTCACCATAGGCTTGAACGATTGCTTCATCGTCGATAGTGACCTTGATTAATTCTGCTTGTTTGGCTAATTGTTTGAGTTTCATCTTTATACCTTTTGTTTTAAATAATGTAGAAGTGCCAATGCAAATACATAGCGACTTTCAGCTTTATC